ATTTATAGCAATATAAAACCCATATTATCAAACAACATAGAGTTAAGTGATTTGGGTAGAATGCAAGCTTATGGATTATCAGAAATAGGAAGTACTGAAATTAAATGGTTTTTTGAATTAAGTAATGTAGAAGAAATAACATATTATTTTGCCATTAACTCAAATACGCTTAAAAAAGAAAAAAATTTATTACAAACAATCAAAAATCAAGTTAAAGAAAAACAAAAAGAAAATGTAAAAATTCGTTTTAATATATATGAAACAAATTATCAAGAAAACTTTGTTTATTGTGTTGCCCGAACAAAATTCATTCAGCAGCCGAGCCGGACTTGACAAGTGATCTGATCTCTGCTAGGATGGTCCCATCATCACCGAACAACCCGCTGGTTGCAGGTGTTCTAACAAAGGAAAAAAAATGTCAAAAGTAACAATCAATCGTCGTGGTCCAACAGGAAACGCTGGCCGTGTCACCCTCTCACATCTTCGTGCCGGTGAGACTTTCCGTTTCCCACGTTCTGCTTCCGGAACAGTATATCAGCTTCTTACAGTCAGTAATCGCTCTGTAGAGGAGGGAACACTAGACGAAGTTGATTCATTTATGTTTGTAAATGTTGCTACTGGACAGGTATATGCCACAGATGACAGTCGTACAGTTGTTCCAGTAGATTGTTCAGTCACAGTTCGTGAGCGTGTAGCTGCTTCACGCAATCGTTCATCCCGCTCACGTTCAACTTCAAGTTCAGTCCGTGCCCGTAAGGTTGTAAAAGCGAAGCGTCGTTCACGTCGTTGATAGGTTAGTGTTAGTCTGTTAGGTTCTGTTACTGTGTTTGGGTATTGGGCAGAGAAATCTGCCCTTTACTTTTTTATGAGAGCATGATAAGTATAGATAAGTCGGTATTGAAGGTTATTTGATAAGCTTACCGACGATATGATTGGCATTGAACGCCAACATTAACGGTCTACGCAACAGTAAGTTGACGTGCCACAAGGAGTAGATAAATATGGGTATTGATATTCGTGCCATGCAGAAAAAACTTGATAAACTCAACAACAAGGGTAAATCAAGCACCGAGTCGGCCTTCTGGAAGCCAGAAGATGGAGTTCACGAAGTTCGTGTTCTTCCAACAACGGATGGAGATCCGTTCAAAGAATTCTGGTTTCATTATAACGTTGGAAACCAGAGTGTAATGTGTCCAAAGCGCAATTTCGGAGAAGATTGTCCGATTTGTGAATTTGCAACAAAACTATTTAAGTCAGGCGAACCTGATAGTGTAGCTGCTGCAAAGGATCTTTTCGTCCGTCAGCGTTTCCTTTCACCAATTCTTGTTCGTGGAAGTGAAAAAGACGGAGTAAAGGTCTGGTCATACAGTAAGACAGTTTATGAGGAACTTCTTAAGACTGTTCTTGATCCAGATTTTGGCGACATTACTGATCCAGAGAATGGATTTGATCTAAAGGTTGATAAGGGCAAGAAAAATGGCGCTCGTTATTCAACTATGACAGTAAAACCAAAACCAAAGTCAACGCAGATGTGCAAGGGACTTGGTAGTCAGGAGTGCAAAGATTTGCTTGATAGTGTTCCAGATCTTTCAACAATCTTTACACGAATGAGTACTAAAGAGGTTCAGGCTGCACTTGATAAACATCTTGCTGAACCAGATGAAACAAGTGTAGGAGTTGAGAAGGGTGGTGGCGTTGATAATGCTGTAGATGCTGCTATTCGTGAACTAGAACTCTGATACAATTTAGTGCTTGACAGAGAGCGACCTAGGATCTAAAATCTCCTAGGTCGTTTTCTTTTTGGACCATAAATACTTTAGGAGAAATTATGAACATGGCAAAGATCAAAGAAGTAAAAGCTGGAAAAGTAGATGTAAATGAATTGAGAAAAGCATTAAATGGAAAACTAAAAGGTTCTGTTTATGATCTTCGTGAAGAAAATCCAACAGATGTAAAAGAGTGGATTTCAACCGGTTCAACTTGGCTTGATGGTATTGTGGCAAAAGGAAAAATGGGAGGAATTCCAGTAGGAAAAATTGTTGAAATCGCCGGTATTCAAGCTACGGGTAAATCTTATCTTGCTGCACAAATAGCAGGAAATGCGCAGAAGCAAGGTATTACTCCTGTTTATTTTGATGCTGAAAGTGCAATAAATAGTGACTTTCTAATAAAAGCCGGATGCGATCTAGAAAGTCTTATTTATATTCAGCCACCAGATCTTGAAAGTGTATTTGAAACAATGGAAACACTTATGGGTTCAAGTGAAGGAAAGTTTCTTTTTATAATTGATAGTTTGGCCGCTACACCAACAAAAGTTGATATTGAAGGAACTTTTAATCCAAACGAGCGAATTGGTGTAAAAGCCGCACTACTTTCAAAAGCATTTCAGAAAATAACAACACCACTTGCGCAGCACGAAAGCACACTGATAATTCTTAATCAATTGAAAGTTAATATTAAGGCTACAAGTGAAGCCCCAATGGGAGGCAAATATCTAACTGATAGTCAGAAATATAATACACCTGGTGGAAGTTCACCAGACTTCTTTACAAGTGTTCGTATTTGGTTGACTAAATCATTTGCCAAAGATTCAATGGTATATGACAGCAAAGGCTTCCAGATTGGTTCATATGTAAAAGCCCGTATTGAAAAATCACGATTTGGAACACAAAACCGAGTTGCGGAATTTAAAATTTTATGGGGTGACACAGTTGGTGTTCTAAATGAAGAAAGCATCCTTGAAGCGATTAAAGGAAAAACTGAACACCTTGAGACTGGAACTTGGAACAAATTAACTTATGCTGATGGAACAGTTGAAAAATGGCAAGGCTTGGAAGAAGGATTTGTTAATTTGATGAAAAGTAATGAAAAATTTAAAAACCGTGTTATGGAAATCTTTGACTATGAGGTAATCCAGAAATTTGATAAGAAATTGGGTAATGCCAAGGACTTTTTAAATGATGGAAAAGGAGAAGATGTACAACACTGACTATTTAATAGTTGTAAGGGAGAAAACAAATGAAATTAACAAAAGATAGATTAAAACAGATAATCAAAGAAGAATTGGAAGAGATGATGGGACAAGAATCTGCTCAAGGCGATGTAAATCTTGGTAGTGAATTATATAATTTAGCTAATCAACTACGCACAGCACCAGTTAATATGGTTAATCATTTCTTGGACGTAATGAAAGGAAATGAGAAAAACATCAGCAATCCACAAGTTATTCAAGCAATTAAATCTCTTGTTGGTAGATATAGTTTAGCAAATAATCCAGAAGCACAACAATATTTAATGGCTTCTATAGATTTAGCTCATAAAGCAGGTAAAAGATAGTATAAAAACAATAACTAAAAGAACCCGCAGAAATGCGGGTTTCTTCTTGTTTAATTAACTATTTAGTGTTTGTACGGAGAAATAACCAATGAAACTAACACGCGAAAGATTAAAGCAGATTATAAAAGAAGAATTGGAAGAAATGCGATATCCAAAAGGTGGACAAGATGAATATCCAATTCAAGATGAAGAATCTGCAACAATGCAAATATTTGGTTTAACAGATCAATTAGCTTTTCTTGCTAAAGAGTTATTAACAGCAGACGAAAAGAAAAAAGTGTTTTTGGAGCGTGAATTAAAAATTGCTCAACGAAAACTTGAATCATTAAAGCAAAAATTTCCACATTTAAGTGATGTAGGTTCTTTCTGAAACAAAGAACCCGCAGAAATGTGGGTTTCTTCTTTCTTAAATAACTATTTAGTGTTTGTACGGGGAAATAACAAATGAAATTAACACACGAAAGATTAAAACAAATTATCAAAGAAGAACTGCAAAGTATGCAAGAAGTTGACGAAGAACAGCCAACTCTAGAAAGCATTAAGGCAGAATTAGAGAATCTTCGTAAACAATTAGCAGAAGAACAGCCAACTCTAGAAAGCATTAAGACAGAATTATACAATCTTCATAGTCAATTAGCAAACGACGTTGTAAATTTTAAAAGTGTAAAAGTAACAGATCCGAAAAATCCGACCGTTGTATATGACGAACTCACTGCAGCGGCAGCTGCCAAACTTCAGAAGAATTCAAAAACCGCATTTGAGATTATGGACAAATTAAGAGATCTTCTTATTACAAGAGATGCATTAGCCGGCCTCCGATCCGGCCGCGTGAAAAGAATATAAGAATAATCTATCAAAGAACCCGCAGAAATGCGGGTTTCTTCTTAAAATATGCCTTTACATAATACATTTTGGGAAAATAAAGAAAATAAAATAACTTTATTTGATTTATTAAACATCTCTTCAAACCCTCCAGAAAAAGACATATCTCTTGAATTTTTAAAACCACATTTATTATCTTGGAAAGATGTAGAAGAAATTTCTAAAATAAAATTAGTTGATTTACAATATCCAATATTAATACTTGTAGACGATAAACAAAAAATATTATCTATTCTTGATGGACACCACAGAACTCATAAAGCAATAAGTTTGGGATTAAAAACCATAAAAGCAAAGTTAATCGCAATAAACTCTTTGCCTGCCGAATTTAAAAACATTTTCAGTCCTACCGCTTGACCTGCAGCCCGATCTCTGCTAGATTAGTGATCTAACGCCCCTTGTGGGTCAATAGGAGGGACGAGTATGAAGTATTCGTCGTTTGTAGGAGATCGCTGAAGATATTGCGTCTCAATTCCGAGACGATACTCTCCAGCATCAAATTGTCGCCTTTGCTGTGAAGGGTGGCAAGATTGTTAATTTTGGTGTCAACAAGCGCCGTTATTCGCGTGGAAAAAGTGTGTTCAAGTGTTCTATGCATGCTGAAATTGATTTGTTGAGCAAGTTGGGAGATCGGGCAAATGGTTGCAAAATTTATCTTTATCGTTTTAATAACACTTCGTGCCCGAAAGCTCGTGAAAACAAGAACGGAAAGCCTTGTCCGCTTTGTCAGCACGCCTTGAAGAACGCTGGAGTTTCCCGTGTTGTGTATGTTGATGACAATGGAGAAATGAACACAATGAAGAACCGCGATATGATTGGCCTTGTTGGTGAGCCGAGCAGTATTACGAACTATTTTCTTGATCGTTTTGGTGATCAGCACCACGGCAAGTTTATGGTTCAGCAGTTTGTTGCAGCGTGAGGAAATATGAACAGCAAGTTTAATAAGCAAACAAGTGAAGGAATATATACTTTTAATCAAGATGAAGTATTTGAAGCACTTGCAATGTGGTGCCGACCAAAAGGTATTATTCTTGAAAAAAATAGTGTAAAATCCTTTGATTGTGCTCACGATATAAACGGGTTCATAGTAGAGTTATTTTTTAACCATAAAGAAAGGTAGGAGTAGTTATACGCCACATCCCCATAAAAACAGACCTCGAAAAGGACGTCGAAAGATTGGTTCCAAAAAACGTAAAGCCGCTAAAAAAGGTCGCAAACAGAAGTGAAGTATGGTATGATCCCCACTGTAAAGTGGGGATTTACCTTTTATGGCCAACAAAATGAAAAAAATACTGATAATTGATTTTTTAAACCTATTTATTCGCTCTTATGTTGTGAATCCGTCAATATCCAAACAGGGACAGCCGATTGGCGGAATTGTTGGTGTTTTTAAATCTTTGCAAAAAATCAGCAGAGATACAAAACCAGACAAAATTATTATTTGTCACGATGGTCCAGGTGGAAGTCGTAAAAAGAAAGCACTTCACAAGGATTATAAAGAAGGTAGAAACCCTCTACGCCTTAACAGAAATGTAAAGGTATTGGATGATAAGCAAGAGTTTGAAAATCGTATCTGGCAGCAGTTAAAGACGTTTGAATACCTAAATTTATGTCCAGTAATCCAGTTGATGGAGGAAAATGTTGAAGCAGATGATTTAATTTCTTATATTGTTCAACATAAAGAACACAAGGACTGTATAAAAGTAATTGTATCCAGTGATAAAGATTTTATTCAGCTTCTGGACGATAAAACTATATTGATGCGTCCAGTTCAAGATGAAATACTGAATAAGAACCGTGTCATTGAAGAATTTAAAATTCATCCAAATAACTTTGCTCTTGCCCGTTCTATCGCAGGGGATAAAAGCGATAATCTTGATGGCGTAAGAGGGGTTGGTTTAACCAGTTTAGCAAAAAAATTTCCTATCCTTGCCGAACAAAATCGCTATACAGTAGATGATATTTTAGAGAAATGCGAATCTACAAAAGTAGATGGAAAGATTTTTGAGAATATTCTTGCAGACAAAGATAAAGTATATTTAAACTATCAAATTATGCAACTTTATCAACCAAATATGTCACTACAGGCACAGAGTAAGGTTGATTATGTTTTAGAGAACTTCAATCCAGAATTCAACAAAACTGATTTTCTTAAATCTTCTATTCTTGATGGATTCGCTGATTTAAACCTAAATGAGTTGTTTACAACATTTAACCGCATAATTAGTGATCACAAGTCAGCTCCTTGACAGTCAAACAGACTTCAAGTAAGCTGACAGTCCCTTGAGGAGAGTATGGCTATAAAAAATGAACCATCACTTGGCTCTTTCGGTAAAGAGTTTCAAGAGAAATTAGTTCAATTGATATTGGATGACTCTGTTTTTGCTTCACAGATTAGTGAAGTATTAGATGTTAGTTTCTTTGAATTAAAATATCTACAGGTATTTGTAGATTATGTGTTTAAATATAACACAACCTATGGTTGTTTTCCAAATCGTTCAACTGTAGAAACTATTCTACGTTCAGAACTTGAAAAACAAACACCCGTAATGCAGAAACAGGTGCGTGATTATTTTGCCCGTGTTCTTGCTGGAACTATTGAAGATATTGAAGATGAATATGTAAAAGATAAAAGTCTTGATTTCTGTAAAAAGCAGAAACTCAAAGAAGCGATGTTGAAGAGTGTTGGATTGATGGAATCATCATCTTTTGATGAAGTTTCTAAAATCATCAATAACGCTCTTAAACTTGGCCTTGATAATGAACACGGCTATGATTTTATGAAACACTTTGAGGAGAGATACAAACTAAAAGCCCGTGATCCAATTTCAACTGGATGGGATGTTGTTGATAACTTTATTCAGGGTGGTCATGGTAAAGGAGAATTAGGTGTTGTTGTTGCTCCAACCGGTGCTGGTAAAAGTATGGCATTGGTACATCTTGCTGCTCAAGCGATGAAACAAGGTAAGAATGTTGTTTATTATACGCTAGAGCTTGGTGATACTGTTATTGGACGTCGTTTTGATAGTTGTTTGACTGGATTTCCCTTAAAAGGTCTAACTCTAGCAAAAGAAGAAGTCTTTGAAAAAGTGAGAGAGATTCCCGGCAAGCTGATAATTAAAGAATACCCAACCAAATCAGTCTCAACAGAAACGTTGAGAAACCACCTTAAGAAACTTGAACAAAGGGATTTTAAGGTTGATATGGTGGTTGTAGATTATGGTGATTTGTTAAAACCAGTAACAGCTCAAAGAGAGAAAAGAAATGAACTTGAAGGCATATACGAAGAATTGCGTGGAATTGCAGCAGAGTTCAAGTGTCCTCTTTGGACAGCTTCACAGACCAACCGTTCAGGACTGAACGCAGAAGTAGTAACTATGGAAAGTATTAGTGAAGCTTTCAATAAATGTTTCGTTGCTGATTTTATTTTCAGTCTTTCACGAACTGCAACTCATAAACAAAATAATACAGGACGTATTTTTATTGCAAAGAATAGAAACGGCCCAGACGGGATTATTCTTCCAATCTTTATGGACACATCAAATGTGGCAATTAAAGTGATGGAACCTACAACTGAAACGATTGAGGACATCAATAAAAATGCTGCAGCAGATCAAGCCAAGAAATTGAAAGAAAAGTATGCAAGGCACAGAAAAGAACAGAAAGAAATAAAGGGAGAATGAATCATGGACAAGGCAAGTAAAATATTATCAGATGTAACAGTTTTTTCACGATATGCGAAGTTTGACGAGAAACTTGGTCGTCGTGAGAATTGGGTTGAGTTAGTTGATCGCAATAAAGAAATGCATATTGCTAAATTCCCTGATCTAAAAGATCAGATTGAAGAAGCATATCGTTTTGTTTACGACAAAAAGGTTCTTCCATCAATGCGTTCAATGCAATTTGGTGGCAAAGCTATTGAAGTAAACAATTCACGCATTTACAACTGCTCATTCCAGCACATTGATAGTGTTCATAGTTTTAGTGAAACTATGTTCCTTCTACTTGCCGGTTGTGGTGTAGGCTATTCAGTCCAGAAAAAGCATATTGAAAAACTTCCACCAATAACAAAACCATCAAAGGGTGAAAAGAAATTCCTTGTTGGTGATTCAATTGAAGGTTGGGCTGATGCTGTAAAAGTGTTGCTCAAATCATATATGCAGCCAAATTCACCAAAAGTGCGTTTTGATTATTCATCAATTCGTTCAAAAGGAACACCAATTAAAACTGGCGGTGGTAAAGCACCAGGTCCAGAACCATTAAAGCGTGCTCTTGATAATGTACGTGGTATTCTTGATAGTGTAGAAAATGGAGAACAACTCCGTTCAGTTCAGATCCACGATATTCTTTGTCATTTAGCTGACGCTGTTCTCGCCGGTGGTATTCGTCGTTCAGCAATGATTTCATTATTTGATATTGATGATGACGCTATGCTTACTTGTAAGAGTAATTTTAAAATTGTAAGCTACGAGCCAGTTGTTCTCACAAAACGCGATCAATATGGTAACGAAGTTAAACTTGAAGTCCGTACAGTGGACGAAGCTACAAATACCACCTATAAACGTCTTAAAATCGTTTATAGCGACCCTGCTTATGGTGTCCGGACAGTTGAGGCTGATGTTGGCGAACACGATATACCGTTCTTCCTAGACAGCGGTATTGTTCCCTGGTTTTATGTTCAGGAACAGCGTGGTCGTGCAAATAATAGTGTTGTTCTTGTACGTCATAAAATGCGCAAGAAAGCTGATTTTGAACGTATCCTAAAGATCACAGAAGAAAGCAAGGCTGGTGAACCAGGTATATTCTGGACCAATAACCCAGATTGGGGTACAAATCCTTGTGGTGAAATTGGTCTACGAACAAATCAGTTTTGCAACCTCTGTGAAATCAATGCTAGTGATATAACTGATCAGGCTGATTATGAAGCTCGCGTAAAAGCTGCTGCATTTATCGGTACATTACAAGCATCATACACAGATTTCCATTATCTGCGTGATGTTTGGCGCAAAACAACAGAAAAAGAAGCACTTCTTGGTATTGGTATGACCGGTATTGCAAGTGGAAAAGTATTACAGCTTGATATGGCTGCAGCTGCAGAAGTAGCAACAAAAGAAAACGAAAGAATGGCAAAAGTTCTTGGTATCAATAAAGCTGCACGTGTAACAACAGTAAAACCAAGTGGTACAACTTCTTGTGTTCTCGGTTCAAGTTCTGGTATTCATGCTTGGCATAATGACTTCTATTTACGCCGTATGCGTCTCCTAAAGACTGAAGCAATGTATGGTTATCTAAAAATGTTCCATCCAGAACTTCTTGAAGATGATGCATTTAACAAGAACAACGGCATTCTTACATTACCACAAAAGGCTCCAGAAGGTGCTATTACAAGAAAAGAAACAGCTATTCAGCAACTTGAACGTATGAAGAAAGTATATCTTGATTGGGTTCAGGGTGGGCACAAGAGAGGCGACAACACACACAACGTTTCTATCACTGTTTCTGTTCGTGATGGTGAATGGACAGAAGTTACTGAATGGATGTGGAAGAATAAAGATAGTTATGCAGCTATTTCACTTCTACCTCTATCTAATCACACTTATCATCAGGCACCCTTTGAAGACATTGGAGAAGCAGAATACAAACAACGTATGGAAAAACTGGTAGATGTTGATATTGATATGATCCGTGAAGATCAAGATTATACAAATTTATCCGGTGAAGCTGCTTGCGTTGGTGGTGCTTGTATTGTGACCTGACGTGTAGTTGACCGGGGCAGCAAAGTGTGCTAAAGTGGTGAAACGAGGTGATCCATGAAGCGCATTTTGCTGCCTTTCTTTTTATTTGCTTCTGCTGTTCAGGCACATCCTGAACATATTGTTGTTAGACACCCGCAAGCTAATGTGAATTACAATTGCGAACATTGGCAGTCTCTTAACGAATGTGTTTCTGTGGCATGTAGTTATGCTACGACATATGATTGTCGTATTATTGCACAAAATCATAATGTATATTACATTGAGACTTATGCATCTGAAATCTATACTGCGCCAATCGTTGTTATGCCACCAGTAGTATATACATCACTTCCTATTTTGTGGTTTTCTTTCAACAATCAAACACAAGATAGGCGAATTCATCGTCATGAAGTTAGACACCGTCCGCGCCGCCGATAATAAAGGAGAATACAATGACTGATCTAAAGACCCTTGAACAAAACGATAAGAAATTGACCCGCGAAGAACATATCGTAAATTATCTAAAAGCCTTAAATACAATTGAACAGGCTATTGAGCCATATCGTGAACATAAGCTCGCACTTAAAAAGCATTATGCTGAAAACAGTTTTCTTTCACGAGAAGATCAGAGTAAGCTTCTTCGTGCATATCGTATGGCCCAGAAGGGTGAGGAACTTGAAGATTTTGAGGAGTTTATCAGCGTAATCAAAAACAAACTTAAAGTTGGAGTATGAGATGAAATTACAGGCAAGAAATAAACGACTTGTATTAGAGAGAGTAAAAAAAGAAGCAACAGAAAGCGAATCTGCATTTGTTCTTCCAAATAACCTAAAGAAAGCAAGACCAGACAATGAGGTATTCCGTATACTTGACTATTCAGACGATTGCACAGTATCTGTCCATATTGGGGCGTTGGTTTTAATTGAAGGAAATATGGTTGAGGAAAGCCGAGTGGGAGATACAGAATTTCTAACTTGTAAAGAAAATTTTGTGATTGGTGTTCTTCAGGAGTGAACGATGGGAATGTTTGATGAACTAACTTGCGAATATCCGCTGCCTGATAAACATAAAAAGTATCAGAACGAAGTATTCCAAACAAAAAGTTTGGTGAATTGTCTTGATAAATATGTGATCACAAAGGATGGCGAGTTAGTTCATCATTCTTTTAACTGGGAAATCATACCAGAAGAGGAACGACCATATAATAAACACCCAAGTTGGGATAAATTTAAATGGATTGGTGCGTTGAAAACCCTTCCAAAAGAACCTGTTAAGTTAGAGCACACAGGAGAAGTTCGTTTTTATCATTGGGATACAGATATTGATCTTTATATTGAATATTCTGCCTATTTTTCAAAAGGAAAATTAGTTCATTTTGAATTGATTGCAGAGGAGAACTAATGAAACAAGAACTTGAAGAACAGCTTTACAAGAAGTATCCAAAACTATTTGGCGAACGAAATCTTCCAATGACACAGACTTGCATGTGTTGGGGATGCGATCACGGTGACGGTTGGTATAATATTCTTGAACGAATGTGTAGTTTGATTCAACACTACATTAAAGAAACAAGGAAACAATCTGCTGTTATTCGTAGATACAATCGTGCCCTAAAACAAGCTATTAATGGAAACGACAAGAATCTTCGTTTTTATTATGCTAATCGTCTTGGCTGGAAAGATGAAGAAGTTGATGAATTTGTTCAAAGAGATTTAGAAAAAAAACAATTCCGAGAAGAATGGAGAAAGCCGCCAACACAAATGACATTTACACAGATCAAAGAAAAGTATGGAACACTACGAGTTTATTATAGTGGTGGCGATGAATACTGTGAAGGAATTATTGCCATGGCTGAGCAAATGAGTTCAGTAACTTGTGAAGATTGTGGTGTTCCAGGAAAAGTTCGTGATGGTGGATGGATTCGCACACTTTGCGATAGTTGTGAAGAAGCTTACAAAACAAGGAGTTTCAAGTGAGTAACAAAATCAAAGTCAATATTTCAGCCGCTACTGATGGTAGTGGTCTTTGGTCAAGTCACAAAACAAATGTTACAATTAAAGAAATTCAGGTTCATCGTCCTTTCCGTAGGTCAGATGATAAAACTGTATTTGCAGGTGAATTGAGAGCTTTCTTTTCAAGCAAGGACTGGAATATTGGTAAGCATGGTCTTATTTATACAGATCGTGGTTGGTTGAAAGAATTTCGTGAAAAACTAGTTGAAAACGGCTTTTCTAAAAAAGCTGCAAACTCTGTTACATTTAGCGAACAAGGTATGCAGGGTGATGATTACGTAAGTATGGATGCTGGATCTGAATTTATTAAGGAATTTGCTATTCGTTCAACTTTTGGAGAAGTTGAGGAGTATTGATGTTTAAAATTCTAAAAATTGAGAAAAGCGAGAATTCAACTGGTCATAGTAAGGCCAGTTCTTTCTTTGAATTAACAATTGAATTCTTTAATGACGATAAAGATGTTCATTTTGGAATGCTTGGAAAATATTTCAATGCTCTCGTAATGTTTGACAAACAGAAATATGAAGAGCATTATGATAATCTACCAGCAGATGATATGTATTTTGAAAAAATTGAAGGAACTGAACTTTCAGAAATGAAGTTCAAATCAAAGAGTCCATATGAACTTGGATATTGTAAGAATATGGAATGTCAAGGAAGTGACTGCATCCAAGAACTTGGAGATGGAAAATATCAGTATCATCAATTTATTTCATCTAATTACATTACAGAAGCGTGCGTTAAGCAGTTGCTTGAAATGAAGGAGCATCAAGAAAAAGATTTTTGCCGTTATGGTGATTATCCGGATCAAGTTGGTGCTTTCCGTAGTGGTATTCCATTTCACGACTTTATTGGTATTTTAGAGACAATTGATAGATTTTGGGATTAAGAGTATAATTATTATGTATGGAAGAACTTGGCCTATACATAGTTATGGGAAGTCTAATATCTAGTATTCCATTATGGATTATAGGTATAGCTATGGTTGCTATAGCTGAAGCAGCAAATAGAAGAGACAAGTGAAGAAATACTGATTCTACTACTCTTAAATAGCTGTATAGAATATAGAACAAGTTTTATTGAGAGTGAATATGAGAAATAGATATGAGGTTTTAAAATGAAACTAACGCAGCATTTTTCGTTACAAGAGATGATAAAATCTCAAACAGCTTTAAGAAAAAACATAGACAACACACCTTCTCCAGAGGCAGTAGAAAATTTAAAATCTCTTTGTGAAAATGTATTAGAAAAAATAAGAATCCATTTTGGAAGACCATTGACCATCAATAGTGGTTATAGAGGTCCAAAATTAAATAAAGCGATTGGTGGAGCAAAAAATAGTCAACATATGACTGGTCAAGCAGCAGACATAGAAATTGCTGGTATGGATAATAAAATATTGTTTTGCTGGATAAGAGATAATCTTGAATTTGATCAGTTGATATTAGAATATTATAAGCCAGGCGTTCCTGACAGTGGTTGGGTTCATGTATCTTGGAACTCAAAAGGAAATAGAAAACAAGTTTTAACTATAGATTAAAACTATTTATATCTGTTAATGAGCTTATAACTCAGGAGATATAATTATGTTTTTTTATAGAGAATTAATATCATCAATTGTTGAAAATGGTTTAATAATGCACCTAGATGCTGGAAATAGTTCTAGTTATTCAAATATTCAATCAATTTTATTTGATGGTAATGGAGATTATTTAACTGTCAATGATAATACTAAATTAAATTTTAATACTTCTGACAACTTTACAGTTGAAGGATGGATAAAATTTGCCTCATTGCAAGATGGAGTACCATTGATCAGCAAAGGAACCAATTCTACTAATTCTGGATGGACTCTTTATTATTATTCAAATACATTATATTTTGGCATACCGTATGTCAGCAATGATATAAGTGCTACATTTAATCCCACATTAAATGTTTGGTATCATATATGTTGTACAAGAAATAATGGTACAATAAGATTATTTATAAACGGTAATTTAGTTGCAACAGAAAGCAGCAATACAAAAAATTATACAACTATAGAACAATTAAGAGTTGGATTTTCACACTCCGGACATTTTTTAAACGGAAACGTTACTCAAGTTCGTATAACAAAAGGTGTAGCTAGATATACTGCAAGTTTTTCTCCACCTATTGTAATTGACCATAATTCAGACGCTCACAAGAATGATGTCAGTTTTTTATTAATGGCTACTGAAGGTATAAAAGATTATAGTGATAATGATTTTTCTGTTTCTATAAACGGAAACACCTCTACTACTTCATCTATAGGATTAAGATGGAATGATTTGAGTAATCAAAATAATGATGGAATATTTGTAAATGATCCAGTTTATAATAGTTCTAATCTAGGCTCTATCGTATTTGATGGAATTAATGATTCGGTTGACTTGATTCCATTTGCAGAAAATAATTTTAGCTTCAATATTATTATCAAGCCACAATCAGGTCAGCAAGAATATGCAGAAGTTCTTGATGGCAACCATAGCTCAACTACAAACTGGCATTTTACAGGTTATAGTGACGGAACTTATGCTTTTACTGGTTTTGGTAATTTTGCTATTGGATTGGGAGTACTACAAACTAATACTTGGCATCATATAACTTTTACTTATTCTGCTGGTAATTTTGTAAAATATTATAAAAACGGTGTTTTACAAGGACAATCTAGTGTCAGTACTGTTAATTATTCTAATAGTTTCTTGAGATTGGGTAGATGGGGTGGTGGAGGAAGAAACTGGAAAGGAAATATATCATTGTTATCTTTATACAATCGTTCTTTGACTGAACAAGAAGTATCTCAAAATTTTAATTTTGTTAAAGATAGATACGGCCTTTGATGATTAACAAACTTTGATATATCGTATATACCCACCTGTAACAAGGTGGGTTTTTCTTTGAAGAAATTAATATTATTGTTATTTTTAACTATATTTATAAAAAGCGATACAATAGAGGCATTAAATATGACTAAAATAACAAAAGTTTCAAAAGATGCATTACAGCTTATAAAAAAATTTGAGGGATTTTGTGCTCAACCATATTTATGCTCTGCAAATGTTCCAACAATTGGTTATGGTGCAACATTTTATGAGGACGGCAAAAAAGTTCAAATAAACGATCCAGCAATAAATGAAGAAAGAGCAACACAATTATTGCTAAATGTATTAAAGATATTTGAAAAACACGTTGATTCTTACACGAGAGACGACATAACACAATATCAATTTGACGCCCTTGTTTGTTTTGCTTATAATGTCGGTGTTGGTGCATTAAAATCTTCTACATTACTCAAACTTGTTAATAAAAATCCAAACGATCCATTGATCAAGAGCGAGTTTCTTAAGTGGAATAAAGCTGCTGGAAGACCATTAAAAGGTCTAACAAATCGTAGAATTGCAGAAGCAGAACTATATTTTAAAAACTAATTATGCCTATACATAGGAAGTATCAAAATGGAAAGAAAAGTAAAAATTGGTATAACAGTTTTAATAGATAAACCATCAGATTCTCTTTTTACAAATGGTATTCGTCAAAACGTAATAATATTAAGAGATTTATTTGCTAAATGCAGAAATGTCTCTGAATCTTATATTATCAATACAGCAAAAGATGTTGTTATTCCAAAAGATAATTCAACAACTTGGGGTCCTTATGCTGAACACATCATTACATTAGAAGAAGCGAAAGAAAAATGCGATCTAGTTGTAATGGCACAGGGAAGTGCTCATGTTGAAACTTATAGAGATTTAAAGAGACGCGGAATAAAAATAACAAAACACATAATGGGTGCAGAACTTAGTGTATTTAATGAGACTGTCTTATTCAAAGACAACAAAGAAGCCAGAAATCTATACACAAGAAACGCTGGTACAGTAAGCAATACTTGGATTTCACCTCACTTCTTTGATACAGATAGATATTTCTTTGAGACACAATATGATTGCGAATCTCATATTGGGCCATATGTTTGGGATCCAAGATTTATTCAGCATCATATAGATATTTTTAAAGAAAAAGATCCAAATGAAACTTGCCTCTATAAACCAAGTGGAAAACTAGAAAAGCGAATTTCCACAATGGAACCAAATATCAATATGGTTAAAACCAGTGTTGTTCCAATCATGGCAACAGAAAGACTTTATAGAAAAGATGCTCAAGTTTTAGAAAAATTGAGTGTATTTTGTGGAGATGGAATAAAAAAGAAAACTGATATGGTTAACTTTGTTAAAGATTTGGATTCTTATAAAGCACAAAAAATGTTTTTTGAAGCAAGATATCCAATTGTTTGGACATTATTAAAGCATACAGATATAGTTCTTTGCCATCAACATCAATGTGCTTTAAACTATCTCTATCTTGATGCAGCCTGGATGGGATATCCAGTTGTTCATAATAGTGAATACATGAAAGAATTAGGTTGGTATTACGATGGAAATGATGTAGAATTAGCTGCAAAACATATGAGTTACATAGCTCGTAATTTTGATGATAATGAACATCAAAATGAGGAATATTTAAAGAAATCAAGAGCTTTTGCATATCGTTATATGATTGATAATCCAGAAAACATTCGTGGATATGAAAAATTAATTCAGAAAGCTATGGATAGCAAAATATAGGAGAAATATATGGGTAAAGGTCAAGAAAAAACAAATAAGAATAATAAACAGAAGCTAACAACAAAAGAAAAACAAGAAAAGAAGAAGGCGAAGAAAGAGGGAAAGAAATAGAATATAAATAAAGCTATTTATATTTGTTATTTGAGTTTGTAACTCAAGGGGATATAAAATGTTCTTTTATAGAGAATTACCAGGTTCATCTATTGTTACTAATAATTTAATATTTAATTTAGACGCTGCAAATAATTCTAGTTATCCAGGTTCCGGAACTACTTGGACTAGTTTAGTTAATAATGTTAGTGGTATACTTGGAAATGGTCCAACATATGATAGTGGAAATTTAGGTTCTTTACAATTTGATGGAGTTAATGACTACTGCGATGTAAGTTTAAATTCTGTTAATTTATATTGTTTTGACATTTGGATGTATAACAATTATGATATTCCAAATAATGACACTCCAATCGGCGGACCTACAACTTATCAAGCATTAGCATACTTTGGTGGATTTGCAGGTATATATCTTGGTGCATGGACCCAAGATGCTACAAATGAAGCTATACATATATGGTCAGGTGTAGATTCAACATACAATAGACAATTTGTTGCCGTTGGTTGGCATAATTTAGTGTTTAATTGGAATGGTAGTACATATGACATATGGGTTGATGGTGTTAAGACCACTGTATATCCAAGAAACAATTACTCACATTCTTCTTTAATTCAAAATTTAAATACTTTGAGAATTGGTGGTCGTACAATTATTGATCCATCTACTGGAAATTCTATAAATAATTATTTTAGTGGCAAAATATCAGCTGTCAAAGCATATAATGCGTCATTGACAGACTCGGAAGTTGTGCAAAATTTCAACGCTATTAAAGATAGATATAATATTTAAACAAACTAACCCTTCTCTGCCGTTTGATCCGCCGTGTGGTCCGTGGTATGCTCGCCAGAGCACCACGGATCGTGCTTTTATAGGAGTTAAAAATATGGGAAGCTATATCGCTTGGAAACTTGATGCTGATACGACGGGTGGAGAGCAGTTCCTTATTGAAACTGCTAATGCCCATCCTGAATTCAAGAATGAAAAGGATGGTCCAAAGTTTGAAAACTTTATGTGGCGTAAGTGGTCCCCAGAAGTAAAGTGGTGGGCACCAGATTTTGTTGCCGATCTGTCAAAGAATATTGATGTCATTTTTCGCCTTGATGCAAAGGGTGATGAAAACTTTACTTATTTCTTTTACAAGGGTCAAACTTTGACTGAAAGTGAAATTTGGGAACGTCCTACGTTTCCTTCTCGCCCTCTTTTCAAGAAGAAACTTACAGAAGCAAAAGTAAATCGTGCAAAGGCAAAGCAGCTTCGTGAAGAAGCAGCTGCAAAAGCTGAAAAGGAACGTCTTGAAAAAGAAATTGAGACGCTGAAGGCAAAGCAGCATCAGCTTGAAAAGAGGTTGGCTGGATGAAAATGTTTTTACAGTTTTTGCGAAGAAATTGGAGAAGAGTATTTCAAAATCCAACAATGACACTTATAATGTATCGTCATTATAAAGATATAAAGATGGGGTTATTAAAATGAGTATAATGTATAACTTTCTTCTTGAAGAAAATGAACGTCTACGAAAAGAAGTTGACGCCTTTAAAGAATTCCTGTATGTTACTGAAGTGGCGTGTTCGCATCTTCTACAAGATGGAGATGTGACTACGCAAGGAGTAGAAGTAGTAGAAAGACTTTTACTCTTATCAAAAGAACTGCAGGTCAAATATGATAAAGAAACTAAATTTAGGGGATCTAGTACTTGATTATAGTGAAGATGGAATAGAGAGCGTTGGCTATATCCATGATATTAATATAGATAGTCAGTATTCAAGAAGTGTTACTTATAAAACACTTTATGGAGTTTTTTGGTTAAACCCAGATCCAGGAACCGGTGATTACTATAGTTTAAATGAGATAAATAAATGGATTAGCGATGGAACTTGGAAATATATGCCGGTGAAGAAAAATGAACGAAAATCAAAAAAACAAGTTTGAAGATATTGTAAGCAAGGTTAAAGAACCACCACATGGTGGTCTTGCATCAAGAATGAGTAATCGCTTCCAAGATCAACCTTGGTATGTTAAGCTATGGCGATACAGATGGTATATTCGCGTACCATATGATACATTAAGAATTTATTTCAATCATAAGATGGCTGCTGACGAATTAGGCCATGCTTATAGTATTGCTATGGGTGAAGCACACTATAGAATGAATTGGCTTTATACTTTAGATGAAATGAGAATTCAATTACAAAAAAAGAGGAAGAAATGAAAAATGAAATTGAACTGATAGGTGTATATGGCTCGGATAAAACACATGCTATGTCTGCTTGGACGTCCACCAACAGAGAACTAACAGAAGAAAAGCAGAATCGTATTCCTGCCCTATTGAAGATGTTGGCTGAAAACGGGCATGAAACTCCATTTGAAAAATCATCACTTCATTTTCTTGTAACTGCTGAAATCGCAAGCCATATTCATTGTTTAAAGCATCGTATTGGTGTATCTATCAATTGTGAGAGTGCAAGATATAAAGAATTGAAAGATGATAAGTATTACATTCCTCATGATTGGTCAAACGAAGAACAAATGCTTCTACAGAACCATTGTGTAGAAAGCTTGGAAAAATATCATGCTGCTCTTGCTCGCCTAACACCAACACTTGGTCGTAAAAGAGCAAAAGAAAGTGCTCGTTTCTATCTTCCATACGCAACACAACTTACATTTGATGTAATGTTTAATATGCGTTCATTCGTACATTTCCAGCGTCTACGAAATGATGAAGCGGCACAAGTTGAGATTCGTGATATTGCACAAGAAATGTTGAAGCTTGTTCGTGAATGTGGAGAGTTTGAACATACATTATCGGCTTTTAAGCTCTAATTAGAGTTATGAAAGAAATCATAACTGAATGGCGTAAGTTCTTAAAAGAAGAAAAAACAAAATCTTTAAAAGAATTTAAATCGGCTTCATTATTTGAAGCCGGTAAATCTATTGGTTCAATGCTTAAACAGCAAACACAAAATGCTGTAAAGTCATACAATATTGAAAAATTGATAGAAGATTTTAGTGATTGGATGAATGAAGGTAAATCATTATCAAAAAAATACACACCAAAAGCTTTTGAGTTTGTGCAAGGAATTGCAGAAGGTTCTGATCTTGAAGAAGATGTAGCTTTTGGTATGTATTATGAAGAATTGTGGTATGCAAAAGAAGAAGACAAAAGCAAATTAAAAGACGAAGGCTGTACCGATGTGTTTGTGAAGGACGATGACAAAGTAATAATGGGTCATACAAACGATGAAAGTCCAGGTGATGGTTCAAGATTGGTAAAGTTAGAAATAAAGGATGAACCAATAATTTATGCCTCTTTCACAAGAGGTGTTCCATCAATAGGTTTAAATAGTGAAGGTCTCATATTTTCAGGTTGCCAAGTTGATGCAAATGACACAAGACCAGGAATTCCAAGAATGATGCTTTATATGGAAGCATTATTTTCAAAAACTTTGAAAGAAGCTGAAAGTTTATTATTACACCCAAAACGTGCTAGTGCATTTGCTAATGTTGTTGCAAACGAAAAAGGAGAAATTATAACTCTTGAAGGTAGTGCAACAAAAAAGAAAAAAGTAAAGCATGATGATGGTGTTGGTGCTCATGCAAATCATTTTACTTGGCTAAAGAGCAAAGAAGGTCGTGAAGACGAAAGTTATGAACGTTCTGTAAAAAGATTGGAAAAAGCATTGAAAGACGCAAAAGAAGCTGGTAAAGATATGGATGTTGAACATATGAAAGAAATTATGAGTTCCCATGGTGAAGGTGGACTTTGCAGACATTCAAAAGATAAAAGCAGAAGTGCAACAGTATTTTCGGTTATATTTTTACCAACAGAAAGAAAATTCCTTTATGGCGATGGAAACCCTTGCCAAACAAAGTATATTGAGGTAGAATATTAATGGAGTTCATTGGTTGGCTTGGTAGTTTTTGTTTTGCTATTTGTGCCTTGCCACAAGTTATTGATACAGTTAAGAAAAAACACTCCGATGGATTCAGTCATGGACTATTTTGGCTTTGGCTATTTGGTGAAATATTTACAATAATTTATGTTTGGTTTGAAAAATATTCTGTCCCACTAATAGTAAATTACATTTTTAATCTTGTATTACTTTCAATAATCGGTTATTATAAGTATTTCTATGGAAAAACTAGAAAAACTAACTTATGACACAATAGTTCTCGGTGGAACACTAGAAGCACTTATTCACAGCTATGTTGAGGGAATACCACTAATAATGGTAAACCCTCAAATTCCTTTTTATCGTGATGTTGATCTGCTTGGTTCCAATAAAGCAAGAACTTGGAGTAAATTAAGTTATTATCTTTCTTATGCAGGATTGAATCCCATTGGTCAAAAAGCACAAGCATATAGATTTGACGAAAACAATCTGCTGACAATTTTTGGAAAGACGGCTTATAAAATACAAATCCAATATAAAAATATTATTAGATACGATCAAATTCAACCTACAGAAAAGCTACGTGTTCTTGACTATATTAAATTGGTAAATATACAACTACCAGAAATACAAACAATTAATAAAATTAATACTGGCGATGATTTTATAAATCATTTTTATACTATGATAGAAGGTAGAATGACTGAAATAGCTGCTATATCTTCACTCACTCAAGAACAAGTAAATAGTGAAAATTACAGCGAAGTTTATGCAAGATTAAAAACAACAGAAGTATTGAAATCTCACGGAATTATTGGTAGAGTAGAACAATTGAAAAAAGGCTGTAGAACTCATAAATTAAAAACTCTAACACTCCGAAGAGAAGTTTTGTTTGACACAAGAAAACAAGAAGATGAACTCTTGATACAGAGAATAGAGACAAAAAGCCCACTGATGAAAAAAATTACAGATA